ACTTGAATGTCAACCGGGCGATATAATGGAATATGTTGAAGATGAAACTGAATAACAACGGTGCAGATGTATAATTAAAATACCACTGTACACAGTATTTAAAGTATGTTATAATAAAATTGCAGTTAAGATATTAATTGTAGGTAATAAAGAAATTTATATGACCTTGATATATTGGAACGGCGGCGGCTCTGTTTCGGAAAGGGAAATATTATGAGTGAAACCACAATACAACTTGTATTGATTTTGCTTATTGTATGGATATTAAAGAAATAACCGCCCTACTGACATAAGGCGGTTATTTGGGTAGAAATTGAATTTCTACAAAAAAATAATAAAATCTTATTAATGCAGAAACGGACTGTTTACCGCTCCTTTTATATCTAAACTATACCACATATAAACAACAAAGTCAAGTAGGAAATAGGTGAAATTATGACAGTTTCAAAGGCTCAACAAAAGGCAACCGCTAAATATATAAAAAATAATTATGATGAGATGAAAATAAGAATAAAAAAAGGTGCAAAGCAACTTATAGAAACCGCCGCAAAGGCACAGAATGAAAGTATAAACGGATATGTTAAAAAGGCTATACAAACAAGATATGCGGCTGATACGGGCAATAAAATTGAATTATAATATATAATAAACCACTTATCAATTTTTTTGGTAAGTGGTTGTTGTATTATAGTACAAAAAATATTTTGTTACAATTTAAGATAAAAGTTATTTAAGAACAAAGGAATTTATATTTATGATATTAAGTTTTTTTAGGAAAATGTTTAAATTACCCAATATTGCTAATATATTAACGATAATAGCCTCAATATTTGCTATTGTTGGAATTTCAATAGTTAGTACGGTTGGACCTTTATTTACTAAATCAACCGTATACAATAGAAATGAACAAGAAAAAATAATCCAAAAGATAAATGTGACAGAGAGTAAAGATTATATAGACAGTATTTTAGGAGAACCCAAAACTTGTGTTAAATTAGATATCCCATCGAAAGAGGGTAACTCAGAAAGTGGGCAAAAGGCTATATATTCAAATCAATTCTGTATAGTTATATGCTATTTTAGACAAGATAGCTCTTTGTTAGGTTATATTATAATCAATAAGGATCCTAAATTTAATCCAATATTATATAGAGGTCAAAAAATTTTTGAGAAAAGAGTTTGTGACATTAATTTAGGATACGAGAAATTAATTTCTTGCTGTTATAGCAGTAGGAATGATACATCATCATATTATATGAGCTTTTCACATCACACATTAGCTACATTGGACTGTTTTGTAGGTGTAGGAGCCTCGATGCTTGGTGACAATCTGATTAAGGATTGGGGTAAGGAAATTATAGGCATTTTAGAAAAAAATGATTACAAAAATATTATATATTCAGACGATGAACTGTTTGCTTATTTGGACCGAGCAAAAATAAGCGAATTTGATGAATTGAACAAAGTTGAAATTAATACATTTGCTAATTTTAAACGAGATGAAAATATTGATATGTTGAAATTTTTTAAAGAAGAATTTAGTTATAAGTTATCAATCACATACTCTGAATATTGTTATTTGAATGATAATGTATATTAGATAGCAATATAAAATCCTGTCCGCTATTTGTCCGCTACATATATAAAAACAGCGGACAAAGTACGGTAAAATGCGAAAAGCAATAGTTATAAAAATGGCTTTATTATGCGGTTTTGCGGTATAAAGTGAAAGTGTGAGTAAAATATAATATACTACTCATAACCCGAAGGTCGCTGGTTCAAGTCTAGTCCCCGCAACCATTAATATGTACGCCCAAGTTTACGGTCACTGTTCCGTCTGCGTGGGCGTATATTTTTGTTACAAAATTGCGTATCAATGTGTTAGAATCAGTGGAATCAATGTTTTCTGCTGATTCTTTTAGCATTTCAACTAATTTATCACGGTTTAATGTGCGTGTTTTATTTTTTTCTTTGTACGTAATGACGTCCTCTAACTCACTTTTACGAATGCGTAGCTTATCAACTTCATCTTTTAGTTCGGGAATATTAACACCGCCTAAAATGGCATTTATACCGTTGGTTATTTTTGTTTCGATTTCAGATAATTCCTTTTTCTCTGCTGACACGTCCGGTGCGGCGGAATTAACCTGCTTGCAAATTTCATCAGCCAATGTTTCAAAATCTGCGGTTTTTAAATAGTGTTTTATTTGCATTACTACAAATGTTTCCAATCTATCAGCATTTATATTTTTTGTACAACAGGTGTGCGTGCGGTATTTGTTACCGCAAATATAGTACGGTGTACTGATTTTTTTTTGATTAGTTGACGTATGACCTACAAATGTAGCACCACATTTATCACATTGTATTAAACCGGACAACAAATAATTGTGTCTGCAGGACTTTGACGTTGCACGTCTTGAATTATCTTTCATTCTTTCTTCAACCTTTCTCCAAATGGTTTCATCTATAATTGGTGGGATTGCATTTTCAATGCGGACAATATCGGGATTAGGTCTACCGCCTGCCCATTTACCCATAATTTTGATTTTTCGTTTATTCCACGTATAAACACCTATGTATCGTTCATTTTTCAAAATAGAATATAACGAATTTTTTCCTAATGGGCGACCTGCCTTGCCAACTGCTCCGTCTAATTCTTTTAAAATTTCATTATATGAATGTCCGTCAGCATACATAGTAAAAATAGTTTGGACGATTTTAGCCTCTTTTGGGTTTATGATATAGTTACCGTCATTAATGTCATAGCCTAATGGCGGGTTTCCACCGCAAAAAATACCTTTTTTTGCCCGTTCATTTTTGCCGTCTATAGATTTTTTTCGTGTGTCCAAAACCATATGTTGACCTATTCCGGCGGTTATTAATTCTGTTAGATATGTATTCGGGTCTAAAATGTCACCTAAATGTTGATTGCACGATATAACCTGTATATCTATGCGTGCCATTTCTTGTCTAAATGAAAACCAATCAACGACGTTTCTACTGCCGCGTGAAATATCGTAGATGATTACCGCGTCAAAAAGATGTTGTTCAGCGGCGGCAAGCATTTGTTGGAATGCAGGTCGGTTTGTGTTTGTTCCGGTCATAGCCTCATCGGAATACACTTTCAGCAAATTTATATCGTGTTTTTCACAGTATTCTTGTATGGCCGTTGTTTGATAGGCTATACTGTTATCTGTTTGAAATTCTGTACTATATCGTGCATATCCGACTGCATTAATTTTTTTGTTCATAAAAATAACACCTCTTAACTTGATTTTTAATCGGTGTTATGGTACAATATATATGTTTTTAATTGGTGTACCATAACACTACACTATTTCCCCGACTGTTAGTAGCGGTCGGGGATTTTTTTTATTTTCAACCTATTTTTTGTGAATCGGAAGAATATAAATCTTTTTTATATTTGTCTTTGACAATATCTATGGTTTGTAATATATATTCTTGACCTTGTTCAGATAAATTCCTGTATGACTTTATCAAATATATTTCTTCATCTGATAGATTCGTAATATCTTCACGTTTATTTTCACGAAATTCTGCAAGAATATCTTTAACATTATATATATCACATAATTTCATAAGCATTTCAGCATCAGGCTGACCGTGATTGTGTTCCCAAGCATTAACCGTCTTACCACTTTTACCCAATAATTCCCCAACTTGCGAAGTTGTTAAACCGGATTTCTCACGCAATCTTTTTAAAGTCAATGCTATATATTCCCTTGAAATTTTAATCACCCTCTTTCAGTTCTTGTTGCAATTATACCACTATAAATATTTAAAGTCAATACAAAAATCTACAAAAAGTAGATAGAAATATAAAAAAAACACTTGACAACCTACAAAAAGTAGATTATAATACAATTACAATCTACAAAATGTAGACAAAGAAAAGAGGTGGTAAAAATGAAATCTACAAAAATGTATATTAATGAAAAATTAAATCAGTATGTGACGGCAAAAGGAATAAAGCAGATATACATATCACAGGCAACAGGAATTTCGGCAGATATAATTTCAAAAATCTTGCAAGGAAAAAGAAAAATAATGGCTGATGAATTTCTTGAAATATGTTCTGCGTTAAATATTAATCCGGACTATTTCAAGAAAACAGCTTAAGCGGCGGAAAGGAATGAGGAAAAATGCGAACAGCAACAATCGAACGTCAACTAAAAAATGGTGACAAAATAAAACTGTCTCTTATACTCGACAGTAACAGACAAATCAATGAGTTTGACGAGTTAGAGACAGTTTGTAAAAACATAAGAGATATGTACGACAATGCATTGAAAAATCTTTTTCAAGACGATTCAGAAAGCATTATAAAGTCGATAATCGGTATGGAAAATTAATCGTGTCCTTGCATTGCAGAAACAACTATACCACCAATCATTTGAATAAGAGGAGCTAAAGAAGATATGTGAGAAAGAACTTTGCTGAATTTACTTGCTTTGAGTGGTTTATTATTAACAATAGCATCATTTAGCAGAGTAATAATTTCTTTCATAGCCTCTTTGTCGTTCATAGTGCTTTGCTCTATAAGTTTAATCGCATAATCGGCAGTAATGCCTGTTGTGACATTAATGTTATTGCCATTACCAACATTAAAATTAGAAGAGTTATTAATTGTTACATTTTGTGGCTGTTGTTTTGCAAGTTCCATAGCCTTTGTTTCAAAATAAACTCGACCTTTGTGTAATAACTGAATGTCGCTTATACCAGTATCAGAGAGTAAAGCATCAATATAGCTGTTAGTATAAAGATTTTTAATAATGTCAATAAAAATGTCTGGATTTATAGTAGAGAAAGCAGCACATATAGTTTCTGATTCAAACCAAGTGCTAGGTTGTAATTTGTCAAGGTCTATTATGTATTTTAAGATTGCCTCTGATTGTGAATCTAAAATCATTATAATCACCCCCTTTCTACGAGTTGATTATAACATTAATTGACAAAATTCGCAACAGATGAAAAGAAAACAGCCTAAGAGGCGGAAAGGAGCAGGGAAAGAATGAATATAAGTGAGGCACTAAAAGCAGTAGATAAGGAAAGAGAGTACGTTTACAGAAAGAATGAGGTAGATTGCAAACACGCGAGGGGTTTCGCAAAGTTGTTATTGCAGATTCGGACCGTCGTACAGATTTTTACACATTAATGAGCTGTGGAATAGGTAGAGGGTTAAATTTATCGTTTGAAGATTGTATTGCAGACGATTGGGAAATCGGTGAATTAACACAAAAAGAAAAAAATAATATACAGCGAATGCAAAAAGCGTGTGGGTGGTATTAATAAAGCCGATATAGCACAAAATGACAAAAAATACAAATGAGAACATAGTGAGGCGGAGAGGAGAGAAAACAATGGAAACCCGAATAGAAATAGATATTAATGCACATAGTCCGACAAATGACGAAATGTGCAAGATTATAACAGGTAAAAATATTTCGGATTTTGCACACGAATTACAGATAAATCCGAAATATGATTATCTGTTTGATAAAACAGCATAGTTAAAATAGGTTCGCAGGCAGATACGAACCGCCCGAATAGTACCCCCCTTAATACATTTTGAAATTTTAATGAAATCTGATAGGGCGGTTCCTATGTGCCTGCGAGTTGAAGAAAGGAACGATAAAAAATGAAAAACAGTGACCCATATATAGGTATATTTTATTTAATGGGTATGATGTTTGGAGTGTTCATTATAGCAATGGCATTAAGAAAGTAGGTGCGAAATGACAGTAACAGAGCGATTATTAGAGCAATTAAAAAAAGAAAAGTATAAGATAGAGGCAATATATAGAAAGCCACTACCTGTAAAAACATACATATGCGAAGAAGAAGTAAGAGGGCGGTCGGAAACAGATGCAGTATTGAGTTTTTTAATAAAAAATAATATAAATCCGGCTGACTACATTATAACTACGCAAAAAATACAGGAGGACAAATAATGTACGATAAATACATAGAACGAATAGAACAACTGAATGAACAGGGTCAGCATATGGCGTTGCAAATGCTTGACGATTTGCTCAGCAACAAAAAAAATAGAAAGGACATTGAAAGTCCGCGACAAAGATTTATTAGAGAAACAGACCAAGTGCTTGCACTGATAAATCAACCCAACAGCGGAGCAGAGAGCAAGAAAGTGTTGCCGTTGTTTAAGAAGAAAGTGTCGGCGATATGAGAAGAAAAACATATAACAGTCAATGTACTGTCTGCGGGCAGTGGTATATGACATATGTTGACCCGAAGAATATACCGGGGGCGGTAACACCGACAGGCGGTTTTATCTGTCAGAAATGCAGACAGGCGAAACAGCCTATAACACACCGAACGCCACCGCCCAAAACGGTGCAAATGTCAATCGACGAATTGACACAAAAAAAATAGTGGTTCAGCCAAACCACTACTTTTTGAAATACTATATGTGATATAAAGATACCCACATATCTATTATATCATATATCGAAAAAATAGGCAATAGCAAAAAACAAAAAAAACCTTGATTTTTCAAGGTTTTATAACTTGTTTAAGTAATTAAATTTAGGACGAAAGCAGATTAAGATATATGGCATACATAGAAAAAACTATCATTGCAGGGGAACACATTTTCAAAGAAAAAAGTTTCTCTGCAAGATACGGTAAAAAAAACATTCCAAGAGGTCCGAATTGGAATGAATGTTCAGAGGTTCAACGGCGAAGAAATGAGTTGTTGAAGAAAAAAAGAATTGTTTGGAATATCTGTACAAATTTCAAAAAGTCGGATTGGTGGGTGACGTTAACATACAGACGTATGGAACGTCCCGATAGTATGGTAATGGCAAAAAAACAACGCAGTCGATTTATTCGACGATTGCGTGAAAAGTTAAAGAAGAAAGACATACCGCTGACCTATACGGCAATGACCGAACGTGGTGTCAAGGGTGGGTTACATCATCATTTTATAATCAAAAATGTATTTGACATAGGTATCATTATAAGCCTATGGGAACACGGCAAGGTGCATATAGAAAATATATACACTGATTCAATGTATGATTTGGCAATGTATTTCGTCAAGGGTGACAGTGAAAAATCTGAAAAAGATTTCACAAGTAGCAGAAATATGAAAAAACCAAAAATCAGATACAGAATAATACAGGCCGAAAGGTGGACAAGCACACCGAGAGCGAAAAAACACTATGAAATAATACATAGGTTTGACGGGTTCCACGATTTCAGCGGATTTCCGTATCAAGAGTATGTAATGGTTAGGCGGTGTTGAAAAATGAATGACGGTTGTAACGGCTGTAAATACGAAAATACACCGTGCATAATTCGGATATGCGGAAACGCACCGAGAGCAACAGCCGCAGATATAAAAACATTAGAAAAATGCACGATGTTGAACAGGATAGAGCAAAGAAAGAGAGGACAAAGCAGTGGAAAAAATGACAGTGGACGAATACAGAGCATTGATTGATGAAAACAGAAACGCAGACGGCGAACAGATTTTGAGAAATAAAAAAAGTGCCGCAAGAGGACGAGCATTTGAAAGCCTGCTGATGCGTGGGTGCAACTATTACCGTCAAAAAGAGGTGGCGATAATAAATAAAGTCAACGAGCCGTACATAGTTACAAGAAAAAATGGCAACAAATTTATGGGGCGATTCACCGGCAGAGCCGAGCCGGATTTTAAAGGTGTCTTGCGTGGTGGCAGAGCTATTGCGTTTGAGGCAAAAAGCACTCAGAAAAGCCGCATTCAAAGAAATGCGGTTACAGATACACAAATGGAGTGGCTGCGTGAGCAAAAGAAAATGGGTGCCGTTGTGTTTGTGGCGGTCAATATCCAAGAAAAATTCTATACCGTTCCATTTGAGGCGTGGGACAATATGAAAAAATATTATGGCAAAAAGTTCTTGTTGCACGAAGATATAGACGAATTTGAGGTTATATATGACGGGTCCGTCCGATTTTTGGAATACGAGGACGGCACAAAGGTTGATATAGAGGGGGTATAAAATTATGACAAAAGAAAAAATATTACCGCTGACATTAATAGTTATACAACTGATGTCAGCAATCCCGTACACGATTACGGGGGATTGGCGAAAGGTAGTGTATTGGCTTGCGGCGGCGGTTTTAAATATCGCCGTAACATTTTGACAGGGGGCGGGATAAATGAAATTAGATTACATTTTTAAATTCTGCCGAAAGAACAAATACATATCGTTGGAACAGTACGGCGATATGAAATATTTGTCGGACGGCGAGGTCACTGTTTTGGTGCAGGGTATATCACCACAGTGGGAAATCGACGATTATTTCACGGCAATGGGAATTGAAGAGGAAAGCCGTGAAAAATATCAAGCATATGATTGCACAAACGAACAAAATCCGAAAATCGAAGTTGAAGAATTAGATAGATTATCAGCGTTGACGTTTACTATCGGCAGTGGTAGTGAAATTTACAAATTATTCACACGAACCGACGGCAGAATAATGATTTTAAACACGAAATATATAACGGCATTTCGTGATGAATTTGCTATTGAATACTATTCACGCGGTGATGGATATTTAATATTTGTTGTGTCACGCGGTATATGCGTAGGTACAATACAGGCTACACCAATGAATATGCAACAACTAACGGAGTTTGCAGGGATAATACGTGAAGGGTTTCACCATAATTTCAAAACAAATTTTTTGGATAATGGCGGTCAAATTGAAATAACCGACTAAATCCCAATCGATTGAGAAAGAAAGAGAGGAAAAAACAATGATAAACACGGTCATAAAACAGATAGAGGGGCAACAGGCAGGAAAGGAAAATACTGCGCCATATTATGTTGGTGAACAGTTGAAAGACATCATCAGAAACAATCCACAGGCGGCGGAAATCGTCGGACAGGATTTAAAAGTGAAAGAAATGAGCATTGTTGAATGTGAGAAAAAGATTAAAAAATATGCGGACGAGCATAGAAAAAATAATTTTGCGTGTGTAACACCACAACAGGCAGAAAAAATAATCTGCAAATTTTACGGAATACAGATAACAGCTCCGGTGGCGGAAGAAATTAAGCCATCCGAAAAAATCGTCACATTGGCAGACTTAATATAGGGGGCGGTTGTATGTATGATGAAATAGATTACATATTGGCACGATTGAACGAACCACCCAAAGGTTTGGCCGACTGGTGCAATAAAAAAAGAAAAGTGAATTTATTAATATACAAAGTTGGGTACTATTATGAGCCGTTGGAGGACAGAAACAAAAAGTGTGTTAAATGTAAATGTACCGCTTGCGGAGCAGTTACAATGCAAGAATACACAAAATTAAATAACAGAATAGGATTTATTCATTCAAAAACCGGTGAAGAAATATTCGGCAATAAAAAAACAACGTGTCCCGAATGTGGTAAATCGGTAACAGCCGAACACGTCAGCAGTTTCGGTAGTCGAAACGAACCTGTTATAGAACGATACTGGCCCGTTACATTCCATAATGTCAACGGAAATGTTGCCGTATTGCAGTGGTGCGGTGAACGTCGAGTTGATAGAACTGGCAAAGATGAATTGAATATATATCAATATTCTGGCGCGGTATTTTCCAAAACGGAAAAAATACGTCTGACGGGGTTTTATTCAAACTACTGGAACAGACAGTGTTTTCTGGGGAAATGGGAAACGCGAAAAACATTTACGGACCGCGTAGAGGGTGTGAATATGGCGGAAATATATCAGCCGGAAGAAATTCCAAACGTGCTGAAAGGCACATTTGCAGAAAATTCTAAAATGGATATGTATATTGAATGTGCGGAGGCAACATATCCGGTTACATATCTGCGATTATATCAGCGTTATCCGAATGTTGAAAATCTGATAATGAATGGGTTAGGTGGATATGTCAACCAATTAATACAATCGTCGACGTCGTATATCAAAAACACGCCAACGTTGAAAAATTTCAAGGGGTTAAAACTGAAAAAAGCAAAACCCAATGAAATTTTAGGTATCAGCAAAGAGGCACTGCGGTGCATAAAACAAAATGAGTGGGATAGCAGTAAAATTGACCTGTATGTACATACACATACGCAGGGTGTAACGATACAGAATATTGATAGAATTGTACATAAATACGGTTCACGAATTGAACCGCTAATCGGAACAGGTGCCGACATACCGAAAACAATGCGTTACATTGAAAAACAAAACAAAAATTTAGAGGACGCAGTAACATATTACAACAGGGTGCAGTACATTGTTGACTATTGGAATATGTTGCGGAAAAACGGTCATTATACGACTGATACGGACATTCTATATCCGCAGAATTTAGTAAAATCGCATAATGATGAACAACGTATTATGCAGATTGCCGCAACAAAAGAACTGGAGAAAGATTTCAAGAAACAATATAACAAACTAAAAAAATATTGTTTCACCTGCGGCGGTTTATCAATACACCCTGCCGAAACAGAAATTAAAATGATAGACGAGGGCAGAGAGTTACATCATTGCGTAGCGACGTATGCTAAACGTCACGCGAGCGGTCAGACGGCTATATTTTTTATCCGTCATATAAATGAACCGGATAAACCGTATTTTACATTGGAATTTGATTTTAAAAATATGTGTGTCAGACAAAACAGCGGATTACGGCACTGCGCGAGAACGCCGGAAGTCCAAGATTTTGAAGAAAAGTGGGTTGAGTTCGTCAAGAACACAGCCGGAGTGAAAAAAGAAAGGAAAGTAGCATAATGGAAAATAAAAACGAGATAATCGAGGCGGAATACAGAGAGATAGACAGTTGTACACTGCCGGAAATTACGGCTGAAATTAAGTACATCACCGAGAGTATGAACAGAACGTTATTAATCGGGATAATCGAAATCGGTAAACGTTTTGAAATTGCGAAAACACTGGTCGACCACGGAAAGTGGGGCGAGTATTGCGAAAAGTATACAGGCTATAGTCAGAGTATGGCCGAAAATTACATAAAAGCATATAAAGAATACGGAAAAGACCAACAGAGCCTGTTCGGTGATTTCACAAAATCCAAATTGATTGGGAATTTGGGAATTACAAAATTAATCGAACTGACCGCCATTCCGGCAGATGAGCGAGAGCATTTCGTTGAAGAAAACAACATAACAGAGGAAACCACCGTTAAACAACTGCACAAGTTGATACAGGAAAAGACTGACGCACTGGCACAGTCGGCGGCAAAGCAGGCAGAGGCTGAAAGAAAGCTGAAAGCAGAGATAGAGAAAAACAAACAGGCGGCGGAAGAAAAACAATCAATGATTGAACGCCTGCAAGCGGAATTAGACATTAGAAATGCAGAGCCTGCGACGGTTCCACAAGACGAGTTAGAGAAGATGATGCAAGAGGCAGACGAAAAAGCAAAAAAATCACTGCAAGCGGAAATTGATAGATTAAAAACGGAAAAGAAAAAAGCGGAGCAAGCGGCGGAAAAAGCGGAGCAAGCGGCGGAAAAAGCGGAGCAAGCAGCCAAAAAATCGAAACAAAAGGCGAAAAATGCGGAACAACAGTACAAAAAGCTACAAGATGATGTTTCGAGCGAAAAGGAAAAGGTTGACGCGGCAGAAAAAGAAAACGAGGAGTTAAAAAAGACCATTGAAAAACTGCAGAAAGAATCACTGTTAGGCAGTAATGAAAAAATGGTTAAACTGCAAATGTGTTTTGAACAGGCACAAAACAGTATTATAGCGGTTAAAACCGCACTTGCGGCGGTTGAGGGGTCGGAGAAATACGACAAATTGTTTGCGGCGGTAAAAGAAACGTTAAAAGGAAAAGTGGAAGAAATATGACGGTGCAGGAATTACAAGAATTTGCGAACGAATTAATTGAAGTTGGCAAGGGCAGTTATACAGTGTTGGCGGATGAAGGTTATTCATATGTAACCAAAGGCAGTATAGAAGTCGACGACAAGGAAAAAGAAATCACAATATACGGTAAAGAAATCACAATATATTGAAAGAGAGGAAAAAAGAAATAAAAAAAGATTGATAAAAGAGGAGGCCCAAAAATGCGAAAGACATATTGTTCAGTATGTGGAAAAATGATGAACGAAAAAATCGACGAAAACAGTGGTAAACCATTTAAAATACAAATGTGTTCTGTTTCCTGTATCAACGAGGCGTGGCATAATGTCACCGAGGCACTGAAAAAAGGTGTACGTCCCGAATGGGTGTACATCTGCAACGGTGAACAACCGCAACCACAGTCACGAAGTAACAATAAACGGTATATATACCATAATCGAATTGTGTTTTTACAAAACCAAGGGTTCACGATTAAAGAAATAAGCAAAGAATTAAATATAGCAGTAGCAACGGTATACGGTTCGCTAAAACAGTACGGAAATGAAATGATATAAAAAACGAGGGAGAAATAAGCAAATGAGAAAATATAAATCAAAATTTATGAAACCATACATACGAAAATTAAAGGCGGGTGATTTGAAACGCATAACGTCACAAATGACATTTCAAGCACTGTTCAATGAATGTATTATCGATTATGCACGTCGGTACAAAAAACAGGTTTATGTACTGACGTTTGCCGGAAGTCGCGATATTTTAGATGTCAGTATGAACAAAAAAAAGTTAAGAAATTCTATTGTTGCAATTGATACATCAAACAGAGAATATAACATAATACGAAATTCGTGGAAACAGTCGATACAAAGAATGTACCAAAAGAACAGACAAAAAAACGGAGGAAATCAATGAAAAGATTAATCAATCCGAACCGCCGGCAGAAACTATTTCTTGCCGAACACGGTTTAAAACCGGAAAACTGGCAAATAGAAAAAGATACACCGGAATATTTGTATATAGTCAGTAAAAACGGACAACACAGGTTGTTAAACAAAAACTAAAAATCGCAATCGATTACGGAACAGGGGGCATATCATTGACGCAAAAAGAATTACAGGAATACAGAAAAACAATGCGAAATGCAGAGAGTATTGAATATCAAATACAGAAATTGCAGTCGCAAATCAATAAAGTGACGGCAATAGTCAATGATATGCCACGCGGCGGAAAGTCAACCGATAAATCCGAATTGATTTGCAAATTGATTGATTTACAGGAACAATATAAAACAGAATATTCAACGGCGGCGGAAAAGTTGAAAACAATCGAAACTGCGATTGCGAAGTTGTCGGATCCACAGGAACAGGCGGTACTGCGATATAAATACATATTAGGACTGAATGAAAACAAGATATGTCAGAGAATGCACTATGAACGTTCCCGAATATATCAAATACATAAATCAGCATTAAAAAAAATTGCGAATTTTTAAAAGAGTGGACTAAAATGGACTATATTCTGTGGTATTATGATAACGTGAAGAAATTCACAATAGGGTTTTCTCCTTTTTTTCTTCTGTCAATCGAGAACCGCCGTAGCGTGTAAACGGCGGTTTTTGATTGCGAGAAAATCCCAATCAATTACGAAAGGCGGACGGAACATTGAAAATTGTAAATAAAAATATTTCGGATATAAAACCATATGAAAACAATCCACGCATTAACGTTGACAGCGTGGATAAAGTGGCGAACAGTATTAAAGAATTTGGATACAGAGTGCCAATCATCATAGATAAAAACAATGTAATCGTTGCAGGACACACACGTTTACTTGCGGCGGAAAAGTTGGGTATAACGGAAATACCGTGTATAGTCGCAGATGATTTAACAGAACAGCAAATCAATGCGTTCCGTTTGGTTGATAATAAAACAACTGAATTTTCAGACTGGGACTATGAAAAATTGAAAGAAGAACTGTATGCGTTAGATATGGATTTATCGGAATACGGTTTTGAAAAAATCAGCGAAGAATTTAAAGAGGCATTGGACAACACATCAAAAGAACTGTCGGCAGATGAATATAACGACGATAACTTTGAGTGCACCTGTCCACGTTGCGGGTTTAAATTTAACAGGTGATGAATATGTGGAAATGGAAACTACGTGATATAAACCGTGTACAGAAAAATGGATTGAATGTGTTCAGTTGTTTTTCCTGCGGCGGTGGGTCAACAATGGGATATAAATTAGCTGGATATACGGTGTTAGGCAACTGCGAAATTGACGAAAAAATAAATAAAATGTATGTTGCAAATCATCACCCAAAATACAACTATCGTATGGATATACGACAATTCAAAAAATATGCGAATATTTCTGATGAACTGTATCAGTTGGATATATTGGACGGTTCACCGCCGTGCAGTACATTTTCTATTGCCGGCGAAAGAGAAAAGGCGTGGGGCAAAACAAAGGTATTCCGAGAGGGACAGTCGGCACAAACATTGGACGACCTGTTCTTTGAATTTATCGACGTGGCCGAAAGGTTGCAACCGAAAGTGATTGTAGCCGAGAACGTCAAAGGAATAGTACAGGGAAATGCAAAGGGATATGTAAACGAAATCATAAAACGATTATCGGCAATCGGTTATGATACGCAGATATTTTTATTGAACGCTGCATTTATGGGAGTACCGCAACGACGAGAACGTGTGTTCTTTATCTCGCGGCGGAAAGATTTGAAGTTTGGTAAACTGTCACTGAATTTTAATGACAAACCAATATTGTTCGGCGAAATCAGTGACGGCAACGGCAGACCGATTAATAAATCATCATTGCTATATAAACGGTGGTTACACAGACGGCCAACAGATAAAAACATTGGCAGTATCAACGAACGATTGACGGGCAAAGACAGTAATTTCGGAACGCAAATATATCACAATAACCGTGTAGCCAATACATTGGTATCGGGCGGAGCATATGTGTACTACGACAAACCGTGCTATATATCTGATATGGATATGATACACGTTCAAACGTTTCCCGAAGATTATAATTTTATGGGACAGTCGGTACAGTATGTATGCGGAATGTCTGTTCCACCGTTGATGATGAAACGAATTGCAGAACAAATTTATCTGCAATGGTTTAACAAATAAAAAAAAGGCGTGAGGTGTTCCCGCACCTCACGCCATACATCAGAGCAGTACCTCTGACGCAGATAGTTTATATATTCGCGAACATTAACTATCTGCATTATTATATTACAAAAAAAGAGGTAATTCAAGTGTATAATGATGTAAACGAGCAAATAAAAACAGCCCTGTTGAAACGTGCGACAGGGTATGAAGTAGAGGAAAAAGAAATAATCATTGACAAAAATAAAAAAGACACAGGCAAAGTCAAGGTCATAAAGAAACATATTCCACCCGACTTAAATGCGATAAAAACTATAAACAGTCTTATCCAACGTGGGGAATGGTAACAAATAAAGCGGCGGAAAGTTCCACCGCTTTTTTAGTGCAGAAAGGATCAACAATGAAAATATATTACGAAAAAAATACGAAAACAAATAAAAAAATCCGCAAACAATCAAAAAAATACGGATTGACATACAAATTTTCAAAATGGCTATTCATATGCAAATGGCGATTTAATAATCGTAAATGGTGTGAGTGCCGACACAAGCGCAGAGCGTTAGAACGTGCGTTGACAAAAAACGGATTTATTTAATTTTTTGTTAAGTTTTGTTAAGGTGTTTGCGTACGCACACGCGCGCGTTAATGGTAGGAATAAAAAAACAGCGAAAAATATATTAACAAAGCGAGGTGAGAAACTATGACGAAAAAAGAAAAAATGTTCGTTGACGCATATGTAAATGACATCAAGAGAAATCAGACCGCGGCGGCTATTGCGGCAGGTTACAGTGAAAAAACAGCACCGCAGGCGGCAAGTAGGCTGATGAAGAAAGACGAAATCAAACAGGCTATTGATGAACGCCTGAAAGAACTGCACGAGCAAAACACAGCACAGGCGAACGAAGTCATAGAATTTCTCACGGCGGTAATGCGTGGCGAAAACGTTGACAATATCCCGATATTTGTCGGTGATGGTTTTCAAAAACTGACAGAGGGAAAACCACCTGCCAAAGATAGACTACGTGCGGCGGAAATGTTGGGTAAATACTACGCATTGTTTACAGACAGGACACAGATAGAAAATGACGGACCTGTCGTTATTATTGATGATATAGGGGGTGAAAAAAATGGGGACTAAAATATCTGAAAAAATCGCACCGTCATTTTATCCGGTGCATAGAAAACTACACGATAAAAAATATACGCACTATTGGCTGAAAGGCGGCAGAGGTTCAACAAAATCGTCGTTTATATCCATTGAAATTATAAACGGTATAATGAACAACGCAGACGCAAACGCTGTCGCAATCCGCAAAGTTGGCGTATATCTGAAAGACAGTGTGTATGAACAATTAGTTTGGGCGATAGAGCAGTTGGGCGTATCGCATTTGTGGAAACAGAAATTAAGTCCGTTGGAGTTGGTATACAAACCAACAGGACAGAAAATTTTATTCCGTGGTGCAGATAAACCACAGAAATTAAAATCGACAAAAGTATCAAGGGGATATTTAAAATATATTTGGTATGAGGAAACTGCGGAATTTAACGGCATTGCAGAAATCCGTAATATCAATCAGTCGTTAATGCGTGGCGGTTCTGAATTTGTCGTGTTTTATTCATACAATCCGCCAAAATCACAGCGTAATTGGGTGAATAAACACATATTAGAAGTTGACAAACACAGTTACACACATCATAGTTGCTATTTAGATGTTCCGCCGGAATGGTTAGGCACACAATTCATTGCAGAGGCGGAAAGCCTAAAGGAACGCAACATAGACGCATACAATCACGAGTATTTGGGAGAAGTCACCGGAACAGGTGGCGAAATATTCGCAAATGTGGATATAGTCAGATTGTCTGATGAACACGTTGACACGTTCGACCAAATCCGCGAGGGTATCGACTTCGGATATGCGGCGGACCCGTTTGTGTATGTAAAATGTCACTATGATAAAAAACGAAAAACGCTGTACATATTTGACGAAATTTACAAAGTAGGTATGTCAAATCAATCCGCGGCGGAAAGGATAAAGACGAAGAAAAACACGCAAAATCAAATAATCGCCGACAGTGCAGAGCCAAAGAGTATTGCGGAAATGAAACGGTACGGACTGCGCATAACAGGCGCAAAGAAGGGACCGGATAGCGTAAACTACGGTATCAAATTTTTGCAGTCGTTAGACAAAATCATTATTGATAATATCCGTTGTCCGAAAACGGCAGAGGAATTTTTAAACTATGAATTGGAACCGGACGGAAACGACGGATTTAAAGACGAATTTCCGGACAAAAACAACCATACCATAGACGCCGTGCGTTATGCGTTGGAAAACGATATGAAGAACAAAACCGCGAAGATACGCAGTAGAAAGGAATTATATTAATGCGATTAGACGAAGAATTAATCAAAGACGGTATAACGGTCAAACTGATAGCCGAATTAATCGAAAAACACGAACGTCGTAACGGCAGATATTCAAAATTGATGAACTATTACAGGGGAAATCACGCAATTTGTCACCGAGAACGAGAGGCGGACGGATTGGCGAATAATAAAATAATGGTGAACCACGCAAAATACATTACAGACATCAGCACTGCATATTTAATCGGTAATCCTGTTAGTTATACACCGTCTGACGGGTACAATATTGACGACATTATAAATGTCTATTTGGAACAGGATATACAGTCGATTGACAAAGAAATTGTGAAGAATGTCAGCATATACGGCAGAGGGTACGAGTTAGTATATTCGGACGGAAATTCACAGCCACGCAGTGTCAAAATAGACCCGCGACAGGCATTTGTCGTATATAACGACGATTGTACGCATTTTCCGTTGTTCGGTGTTTATTATTATAAAACATACGACGTCAATCACGTTGTAACAGGTATTGTCTGCAATATATACACGGATAGCGAAATATGTACATATCAGTCAAAACAGGATAATTGGAACACACTTGAATTGACATATCAAGCAATACATTTCTTTGGTGGCGTACCTATGATAGAATACGTCAATAACGAGGAAAAACAGGGCGATTTTGAGCAACAAATACAGCTGATAGACGGATATAACAAATTGATGTCGGACCGTGTAAACGACAAAGAACAGTTCGTTGACGCTATGCTGTTATTGAAGGGAATTGAAATAGACAGCGAGCAAGCACGAGCATTAAAACGCGAAAAGATTTTACAAACCGATAACGACGAGTACGGCGACGCAAAGTATTTGTCAAAATCACTGTCGGAGGCGGACACAAAGGTACTGCGTGACGACCTAAAAGAAGATATATTCACTACATCAATGGTACCGGATTTGTCAGATGAAAAGTTCGGCAACAACCAAAGCGGTGTGGCGATTAAGTACAAGATTTTGGCGTTCGAGCAGAAAACAAAAGACAAAGAGGGTTACATCACAAAGGGACTGAAAGAACGTTTTAAACTGTATAATCATTTTTTAAACCTAAAAAACAATACGCCGATAGTTCCTGTACACAGGATTGATTTTGTGTTCACACACAATTTGCCTGTAAACAATTACGAAATGTCACAAATGATTACAAACCTAAAAGGTATGGTTAGCACCGAAACACTGATAGCACAGTTGGATTTTGTAACTGACCCACAGGAAGAGGCGGAATCGGCACGGCAGGAAACAGCAAACGAATTTCAACAGCAACTGAACAACAATAGCGATATGATGTCGGGGGGCGGTTGGTAATGCAGTTTAGCGTTGAGGGATTGGAAAATGTGCAGGCAATGATTGATGATAAAATCAATAATCTAACCGAAAAACTGTCAGAGGGTATCGCAGAAAGTTGTAAAGTTGTTGAGGCAGACGCAAGAGGTTTGTGTCCTGTTGATACGGGGGAATTACAGAAATCCATAACGTCGGAAGTGTCGGGAACAACCGGCACAGTCGGAACGAACAAAGAATACGCTATGTACGTTGAATTTGGCACATACAAAATGGCGGCACAACCGTATTTAGTTCCGGCACTGAAATCGAACGAACAAAACATTGTAGAAATCATCAAAGGAAAAATAGCGGGGTAGCGTATGAAAAGTGAGGAATACTGGAACGACGCCGCACTGCGCAGAGAAATAGCCGTACAGACAGGAACGAACTACACAGGTGAAGAAATCCTAAAACTATACGACGAGGCACTGTCGGATATAGATACGGAAATGCAGAAAATCAAAATCAATTTTCAAAAGCGTTTCGGCATTGACAACGAAACCGCAGAATATTTCTTGACGCAGGCACAACAGGAAGAAAATCTAAAAACGCTGATAAAATCGTTGGAATACGCCCCCGACGAACAGGCGCGACAAGATATTTTAGCATATATTAGACGTGACGGACTATCTGTCAGAGCCTATGCCGCACGTAAAGAACGTTATGAGGCGGTCAAAGCTGTTATATATGCCCGAATAAAAAAAGTAGCCGTAAAGGAAATAGAGAAACTGTCAGAGCGACTGCAAGCGGTGTACAAAGAAAGCTATTACGGGGTTATAGATGATGCCGCAAAGCAGTTTGATGTTGGTATTAATTTTGCTATATTGAATGAAAATGCGATAAATGCGGCGGTAAGTACAAAATGGCACGGCAAACAGTTTTCGGAGCGTGTGTGGGATAATACTGACAGGTTGGCAACAACGGCGCAGAATTTAGTTGTCAAGTCACTGATGTCGGGTGAGGCGTGGAGCAAGACAGCCGAGAAACTGTCTACGGCGTTCCAAGTCGAGAAATACAATGCCACAAGGTTAATACATACCGAGAGTTCACATATCCACGCAATGGCTGATTTAAAGGCATATGAGGACATAGGGGCAGAGCAATACAGATATTTAGCAACATTGGACTATAGAACGTGTGAACGGTGTCAACAGTGGGACAATATGGTGTTGCCACTGTCGGAGGCGAGAGAGGGTTATAACTATCCTGTATTGCACCCGTTATGTCGTTGCACAACAACCATTGCAGTGGATTTAAAGAACCGCAGAGCAAGGGATCCGCTGACCGGAAAAAATGACATTGTAGATGGTTCAATGAATTATTCAGAATGGTATAACAGCCTATCAGACGAGCAGAAAGCGGCTTTAAAGCTGTCGAAACGCAAAGACAGTAACAAGACATCAGATAAACTGCAACACGCAAAATATGTCAAAGTATTAGGTACAAAAGAAGTGCCGAGAAGTTTTGACAAATGGCAGGAATTAAAGTATAATGACAGTGAGCAGTGGGGTATTTTAAAATCAAAAGCAAAAGGAATGATTTACTATAATAAGGCATTGCAAAAAGAACCACAGATAACAGAATTTATAAAAAAACAAGCTGTTGAAAATGGTTTTAAAATACAAGGTTTGAACTATAGAATAAAATCAAAAGAATCATATTTAAGAAAAATAGAATCAAAATATAGCGAGAATGGCAATAAGTATGAAATAAATGACATTTTAAGATACACATATATTGGCAGTAATAATAAACTGACTGAAAAGACATTGTATAATATACAAGATATGAAACAAAAGGGATATGAAACCATAAAAATAAAGAACACTTGGAATGATAAAAACAATCCCTATAAAGGAATTAATACAATAGTAAAAGATAAAGACGGATTCAAATTTGAAGTGCAATATCATACGCAGGAAAGTTTTAATCTAAAAAATAATGAAATGCACGAATTATATGAAAAAGCAAGAGTTTTAGAAAAGAATTCAGAAGAATATTTGAATTTGAGTAAACAAATGTTTGACATGTCTGAAAAACTGCATATTCCAAAAGATATTGAAAAGGTGAAATGATTATGAAATATTATAGGCTTGAAGATAGAGAACACAAGGATATTATAGTAAAAGCAAATGGCGCTGAACAATATATATATATAAACGGAAAGTGGATAAGGACAGGGATAATGATAGAGTATATGAATGATGAAAGCGAATACTATGATTTATATACAGAAATAACAGAGGAGGAGGCGAAAAAATATTGTTTACTGTAGAAAAGGCATTGGAAATCGCGACCATTGCACATAAAGGGCAAACGGACAAAGCGGGCAAAGAATATATATATCATCCTATTATGGTGGCATTTAGCGTAAAAACAAAAGAGGAAAAAATCGTAGCATTATTACACGACGTTGTAGAAGATACAAAAATCACATTAAAGGATTTAAAGAACTATGGTGTAGGAACGAATGAGTTAACGGCAATAAAGCTATTAACCAAAAAAAATAATGAAGATTATTTTGAATATATCGCAAGAATAAAAACTAATAATTTAGCAAGAAACGTAAAAATAGCAGACTTAAAACATAATTCTGATTTGACACGTTTAAAAGTCATTACGGATAAGGATTTAAAAAGAGTAGAAAAATATAAAAAGGCAATAGCATATCTGACAGAGTAAAAGCACGTTTTCAGACGTGCTTTTTTAATGCTCAAATTCACAATTAATTGAGAAAAAAGAAAGGAAGATTTTTATGAGAAAGATATTCGGTAAAATAATTATGACACAGCGTGAGTTAAACCGAGAGTTGGAAAGCGCCCGTGTACAGGGTAGACGAGAGGCACAAAGAACATTAAGCAGAGAAAAGCAATGCATTATGATTAACTGCGGATTTTTCCCTGTTACAGATGGTTTTTGGGAGGCAATAGGCACACCCGAAATTATTGGACACGGTTTTGATTGGGCGTATTTTGAGCCGGAGGGAAAAAGACAAAAATTTATGCCGTTTCACGGTTGGTTATTTGTAGATAAGACAAGTTTTGAAATCCGTCGCGAGGCGGAAAAAGCAAAGAAAATTTTAAGAGGAGAATATTTAAAAATATAATTAATTCATTGAAAGGCGGTGATAGTGTGAGAATAGGCACAACATACACATAGCAGAAAGGAGTAGTGGTCCGAATATCTCCCGTGCAGGGTTAAGCATTGTCCTGAACAAGACATTAAAAGGTTTTATTTTTATATCCAAAATTAAGAAAGGAATGATTTAATCAATGGAAGGACAAGAACCAAACACAGACCCAAAAGTTGACCCAAAAGTCGACCCAAAAGTCGACCCAAAAGTCGACCCACCGGCAGACCCGCCGACAGGCACAAAGGTTGACCCACCGGCAGAGCCACCGAAAACATTTTCGCAAGAAGATATTGACGAGGCGACAAGAAAGGCTGTCGAGGAGGCACAAAAGCAATGGAAAGCAGACGCGGACGAGGCGGCAAGGTTGGCAAAGCTGAACAAGGACGAGCGAGCAAAGGAAGAAATGCGTATCGAACGTGAAAAGTTTGAAAAGGAAAAATCTGAATTTGCACAAAAGCAGTTAGTTGCCGAAACTGCTAATCAACTGTTAGAACGTGGATTGTCTAAGAATTTTGCCGAGCGTTTGTGCGGTAAGACTGCGGAAGAAACCAAAGCGAACATTGACGCATTTGAAAAGGATTTCAATGCGGCGGTAGAAAAGGCGGTAACAGAAAGAATGAAAGGCAATCCGCCGAAGTTCAAAGATCCGGACAACAAGGAAAATGACCCGTTTTTAGCGGGATTTATCAACTAAACAAAGAAAGGAAGTAAAAAATATGGCTATTAATTACGCAAGCAAATACGCAAAGGCGATTGACGAAAGATTTTCAAAAGAGTCAATGTCAAATGCCGTTGTAAACCAAAATTTTGATTTTGTCGGTGTTAAAACAGTAAACGTGTATTCTGTACCTACTGCGGCAATGAACGACTACACAAAAGAGGGTTCAAACCGTTACGGAACACCAAAGGAATTAGAGAACACCGTACAGGAACTGACAATGAACCAAGACAGAAGTTTTACGTTCACAATCGACAGAGGAAACTACAACGATACACAAATGATAAACAGTGCAGGTTCAGCCCTACAACGTCAAATCAGAGAGGTTATCGTACCGGAAATTGATACATACAGATTTGCAAAAATCTGCGCAAGTGCAGGACAAACAGCAACAGGAGCAATCACAAAAGAAAATGCGTACAGTGCATTTTTGGACGGTGCAAGTTTTCTAATCGAAAAGAACGTACCGGAGGGAAAAGTAGCGATTGTATCAACTGAATTTTTCAAATTAATCAAGCAAGATGATTCATTCATCAAGCAGGGTGATATTGCACAGAACATTGCAATCAAAGGTCAAGTCGGTATGGTTGACGGTATTCCTATTGTTGTTGCACCGTCAACAAGATTGCCGGAGGGCGTTTTGTTTTTCATCACACACAAAATCGCAACAACATCACCGGTTAAGTTGTCAGAATACAAAATCCACGACAATCCTCCGGGTATTAACGGTTGGCTTGTTGAGGGTAGAGTTTACTACGACGCGTTCGTATTAGACAACAAAAAGAACGCTATTTACGTTCACAAAAAAGCAGAATAAAAAGAAAGGGGCGGTACATATGCGTTTGACAAACGGTACTGATACAGTCAATCTGACAAATCAAATTCAAATCCGTGCGTATCTGACGTCGGGGTATTATGTCGCAGACGGTGAACCGACAGCGGACGAACCGGAAGAAACTGCGGAAACGGTGGAAGAAACCAAGAAACCGACGCGCAGAAAGAAAGAGGACTGATACAATGGATAGTTTGAGTACAGCAAAAATGCTGTTAGGAATAAAAGACAACGAGCAAGACGACTTGTTGTCTTTTTTGATTGATGATATGGAAAATCTAATAAATTCATATTGTCACACAGCCGAAGTGCCGACCAAACTACAAAGTCTTGTGCCTCAAATGGCGGCGGAAATGTACCGCCGAAAAGGGTACGGACAAACAGCCGCACCGCAAGTCATAAAGTCTGTTACAGAGGATAAACGTAGCGTATCATTTGAAACGTCGTCCGCGTCAACCGACACCGACGAATTTTTGAAAGAATACGAATCACGTTTAAGACCGTACCGCTGTAAAAGGGGGTTTTTGCCAAGTGACATCAGCAAACGAAAACTATCGGAACATATTTAGCACGTCTAATAACAAAAATAGCGTGTTTAATAACATATTTAGCGTGTTTGATAACACAACGGCAAAAATCGCCGTAAAAGGAAATTATGACGATTACGAAAACACATACGACATCATAGAAAAAAGTACCGTCACAGGCGATTTACAACCGTACAGCGGGGATATGGCGTCAAAAGATTACGGACTGCAAATTGATTGTCAGTATGTGTTTTATTGTCCCCGTAATTCAGATATAATGGTCGGTGCGTATCTGATAACAGATACAAAAACCTATGAAGTCACATATGTAGCTGATTGGAATATGGGATTGCAAGTGATGTTAAAGGGGGTAAAGCTGAATGGTAGACGTAAATAAAATTATCCGCAATATTTTAGTATCTATGAATTTAGAGGACGTCACCGTTTGTTTTTATCACCCGGACGAAAAACAGGAACTGCCCGTTATCAGCTATTATGAAAATACGACAACGACAGGTTTTTGCTATGACAATGCGGAACAGGCACAAAACACAGCTGTATCAATAGACATATGGGCGAACGGCGGCGGTGAATGCAGTCGAATAGCGATACAGGTTGATACAGCTATGCAGGCGGCAGGGTGGTATCGTGAATTGTCGCGAGATATGCCACCCGAAAACGGCGTAAGACACAAATCAATGAGATTTTCAAAACAAGTATATTTTTAGGAGGATTTAAAAAATGGCAAATGAAAATACAGTAGTTAAAAAACCGTCGACAACAATAGGTGTTGACAAATATACATTTTTCAAGGTTGACCAAGATACAGTGACAGAGCTAACCTACGGCACAGGCTATACGTTGCCGGGTACTGTTCAAATCACACCAACCGACAGCGGTAACAGTGATACGTTCGACGCTGATAATAACGCATACGAAGTCAGCACATATATTGAAAAACCGGGACACGACATCGAAAATGCAGATATTCCACCACAGGTAGACGCTATGTGGCGTGGTTTGAAAGTCGACGAAGTCGGCGGTATCGCAGTCAATAACAAGACAGAGGCACCGTATTTTGGTGTAGCGTGGAGAACAGAACACAACAACGGTTCGTACAGATATTTCAGAACCTACAAGGGTAAATACAGTTTTGCGTCTAACGTTGGCGGTAAAACAAAACCGTCAAGCGGAAGTGTAGACCACCAAACAGCCAAGGCGACATTTACAGCGGTCACACCGGATAACAATGACGATATGTATTATTACATTGATGATACAGATTTGACAGCAGAGGGCAAGGCTGAAATCGCTACAAAGTGGTTTGAGGATATGAAATATAAACCAACGGCAGAACAGCTAAAAAAAGAACAATCACAGACAGAATAATAAAACCATAAAAATGTTAAAAGGGACACTAATTAGTTTTAGTGTCCCTAAATTTGTATTAAGAAAGGAAATATATTATGCAAAAAGTTTTATCGTTTACAGAGGGAAAGAAAAAGTACGTATCAAAGCCGTTCGATTTCGAGGCTATGTGTTTAATACAGGAAATTCACGTTACAAGGGAAACGGACAGTATCGGCAGACTATGTGGTGGAGCAGTAGACCACCTATTTGAGGGAACAGAGGCAACACAAGATGTGTTAGACAGAAATCCTGCCGAAAAAATGCAAATGTGTAAGCAAGCGTGGATATGGTATATTGAGAATATGACAAGAAAAAACGTCGAAAGTCCGCAAGAACCGGAAACAGTGACAGCGGACAAGAAAACAGAGAAAAACTAAGAGATATTTACGCTGTTATGTTTAAAGCACATCATTTAATGCCCGACGTGGTAGGCAGGCAAGATCCGACAGTGTTATTTGAAATGTTGGACGCATTGAGTGAAGAAAACAATAACAGCGGCGGAAATACAACGCAAAATAACAGAACAGTAGCCGACAGCCCGTATTTGCGGGCTGTTTTTGGTTAATTAGGAGGTGTTTTAATGGCAGATATAGGCGAAATTACAGTACGAATAACGGGTGACGCGTCGGATTTGGCGGCTACATTAGGCAGTGCCAAAAATCAACTTGCGGATTTTGCGAATATACAGGCGAATAGCGGTACAGCCGGAACAAAAAGTTTAGAAAAATACAATAATCAGCTAAAGACGACTGAAAGCACTATAGCAAAAAGCCGTAAAACACTGCAAGAAACTAAAAAAGCATATGAAGATAACGTTAAATCTGTAGACAAGAATGTAAATGCGTTGAAAATGCAGAAGTCAAGCATTGAAAATATGATTTCTGCGAAAAAAAATGAGATAAACACATTAGAAAACGCAAATAAAATTGTCAACAAGGGTAGTACGGCCTATATGGACAATCAACGCGCTATACAGTGGACTACTACTGAATTGAACGCATTGGAAAAGCAACACAAAAAAGTAAGTTCGGCTATCCAAGAGCAACAGAATAATTTAACTAACAGTAAAAAGGCGTACGAGGACGCACAAACAGCAGTCAGCCAAGCTACAAAACAGTATGAAGAATACGAAAAGGGAGTAAAAGCTGCCGAAAAAGTCGCAAATGCCGAGAGGTGGCAACAGACCGGAAAGGGTTTAAAAGAAGTCGGCGAAAGTATTGATACAATCACAAAACCGATACAGTATGCCGCAACGGCGGCGTTGGGGTTAGGTTCTGCGTCAGCTATAGCGGCAGTCCAATTTGAGGACAATTTCGCAAATGTTAAGAAAACCGTTGACGGCACGCCTGAACAATTAGAGGACATTCGTCAAAAGATAATACAGATGTCCACGACAGGTGTCAACGGACATTCGGCCATTCCACAGACAACGGCAGAATTAAACGAACTTGCGGCGGCAGGCGGTCAATTAGGTATCACAACCGATAATATTGTTGATTTTACGGAAGTAATGGCACAAATGGGGTCGGCTACAAACTTGGCCGGCGAAGAAGGTGCCGCTACACTTGCACGATTCCAAAACGTTATGGGTGTCGGACAGAATGAAATCCGTAATATCGGTAGTGCAATCGTTGATTTGGGTAACCATAGTGCTACAACTGAATCTGAAATTGCGTCAATGGCACTGCGTATGGGTAAATACGGTTCATCTGTACGAATGTCAGCGGCGGACGTGTTGGGTTATTCCGCAGCACTGTCATCACTCGGCATTGAGGCACAAATGGGCGGTAGTGCGATAGGCAGAACGTGGCTATCTATCGAAAAAGCGGTTGCAAACGGCGGTGAAGGTTTAAAGGCATTTGCGAAGTACAGCGGTAAAAGTGCCAAAGAATTTAAAGAGCAGTGGAACACTGACAGCTCCGGTGCGTTTAACGGACTGTTGAAAGGCTTGCAATCAGCCGAAAATCTAACGGTTGCGTTAGATGATTTAGGCATAAACAATACGCAGGATATACAGGCTATGATGGCATTAGTCAATGGCTATGATTTAGTTACGGCGAGCGTCGAAAGGTCAAACACCGCATATCAAGAAAATACGGCACTACAAGAAGAATTTGACGCCAAGGCTGAAACAACAGCGAGTAAATTGTCTGTTGCAAAGAATAACGTTGTTGAAATTGCACGTTCATTCGGTGATTTAATGTTGCCGACTATTGTTGATGTATCAAACGGCGTGTCGCAGTACACACAAAAAATTGCGTCAATGGACGACGCACAAAAGAAAAACATAATTACCGCCGGAGCGACTGTCGTTGCAATGGGGGCGATAACAAAAGGTTCGACAGGACTAATCAAATGGGCGGGTAACACCGTTGAGGCAGTAGGCAACATCAAAAAGGCATTTTCAGCAGGCGGAGCATTGGCAAAGTTTGCACCAACGTTGGCGAGTATCGGCGCGGTGGCAGGACCGGCGGTGCTGAGTTTAGGTGCAATGGCAACAGCTACGGTTGTATTGTATAAGGCGGCACGCAAATATGAGGAATATAGCAAGGATTGGTCGCGTGGTGGTAACGAATTATCAGATAAAACAAAAACTTATGCAGATGCCGCACGTGATTTAAACAGTCTACAATGGGAGTTACGAAACCTACAACAAGTAGTTAATAATCCGGACACTGATGAAACAACACTACAACAGTCCAAACAACGTATTGAGGAAATCAAGAATTTGTTGGCCGAGAAGTACAATATGGACATCAGTGTAAATGACGCTGAACTTGACGAGGCAATCGAAAAAATGAAACGTGTCAATTATCTTGAGGCGAAGCAGAATATTCCGGATTTAACCGATTACGGCAACAACAAAAAAGATGATTACGAAGACGCTAAATCAAGCAGAGAACTGTATAATGAAAATGTTGAGGGAATAAAAAAACAGCAACAAGCAACAGCGGATTACAGAAGTGAACTATTAATGCTAAAAGACGCATATGACAAAGGTAGTGTTTCGCAAGAAGAATTTAATAACAAATTCAATGAACTGTCCGAAGCAACAGGCAATCCGAATTTTAAAAATTCTCCGATAGAAGCATTGTTAAACAGTACTGCAATAGAAGATTGGTCGAAAGAACTTGAAAAAAATCTAACAAACAACAACACGTTGATTTCTGAAAATGAAGCTACTATGGCTGAATATGAAAAGACAATGCGTGAGTTGGCAAATGCGGGTTTGTTGGAAATGGAGTTTGGTGACACCGAGCAAGGGTTAGAGCATATCACTACTGCGGTTAAAAATGCTGATTTGTCAATGAGTGATTGGGCGACAACGGCGGCTCTCGTTCAAACGGGACAAAGTAGTCTTGATGATGTATGGCAAGCCGGAGGGGACACGCTGAATAATTTCATATCAAATTATACTGCGGATATGCAAAAATTCGGTGCGTCATCAAATGAGATAGCCACAAAAGCCGCATTACTGCAAAACGGTTTTAGGTCAATCCAAGAAGCGTCGGAAGCGGGAGCGCTGGACGTAGTTACAAAGCAAGCAAATGATTTGGCACACAGTATGGGACTAATTCCCGAAAATAAGAATATTGCTATTAACGCAAGCGGTGATATATCCATAATTGAAGATGTACAGCGGGCGGTTGATGTTGTAAATGGCGTAGGTGATGTAAATTTACAAGTCAGCGCCGAGGGGGATATATCTGTATTAAATACGGCTGATTCAGAACTACAAGAATTAGTCAACAACAACCAAGTCACTATAAAATTCAACGTCGATACAGGCGGTTTTGATATTAACGACCTAAACGGTGATAAATTAGGCGAAATCACTGCGACAGGTAAAGTCATATGGACTAATGACAGTACAGAACCCGACAACTATACAGCACCACCAAAAGAGGGAAATGTTACATTTACAAAAGACAGTGCAGAACCTGACGGCTATCAACCCGAAGACAAATTTGCGACAGTCCATTATACTGTTTCTGTTGAGGGTTCGTCTATAGAGGGACTAAGCAATAAAAGTGCTCCGGCGGCCAAGTTTGGCAGTACGGGAATGTTCGTAAAAAAAGCCAAAAAAGCCAAAGGCACACAAAATTTTGAGGGCGGTTTGGCAATGGTTAATGATGAAAAGGGTATATCTGACCCACGAGAATTAATCGTTGACAAAGGACGTGC